ATGGTATCAGGATCGGTACCAACGGCTGTCAGCGTGTCAATGGCTGGATTAACCGACTCAAGGATAATGGCCGAACTTACAAGAAGGTTCGACTGATTGCCTGCATCGTCCTCGTGCAGAGCGTGAATACGATACGTGCCGGTCGCAAGCGTTAGCGTAAGCGGCTGAGCGCCAGTTTCCGTGACTGTCGTGATGCCCTGAGCACCAGCACGAATAGTCGGCTTGTCTTCCGTGGCGTTGCCCGAAGCAAAATAGTAAACGCCGCCGTTGTCTTCGTTTGTATTGACGGATACTGCAATACTGTCAGGGTCAGTCCCCGCAGCCGTCAGCGTAGAAATGATAGGCGCAGTAGTGTCAGGCGTAGTTATCGCAAAGCTGTCTGCCTCGATAACGCCCGCCGTCGTGATGTGGTGGATCGCGTAGGTGCCGTCGGGGCCAGTGATTACACCGTCATCGCCAATCGTCAGGTCATCCGAGCCCTCGATCTGACTGCCAGCGGTTGGAGTAGTAGCAAATGCAGCGCTGCCCGCCCAGCTTGTCAGGGTGACGGCTTGACGACCCGCTGCCGGTGCGTAGGTTGCCGTGACGGTAGCCATTACGTGGTCAGCTCAATGGTCACATCACCAAATAGCAGTGACGTTCCCGCCGTTACCGCTTCGGCAATCGTTGGCATTGTGCCCACTGCGGTATATGGGCCTGATCCACTGATTGTGACAGGCACCGTTATGCTGTTGCCCGCGCTGTCGGTAAACGTAGCCGGGGATACTGGCGGCGATGAAAAGTTGTTTGCGGTTAGTGTGAAATCTTCACCCGGCTGAAGGGTGTCGGTGGTTGTGACTGCTGGAGTGGGGGCTTCAATATCTCCAGCGGACGCTGGCGCTGGCTGGCCATCCGTACCTACTCCAAGACTGTTAAAGTAAACATTGTCGTTTATAGCAAAACCAATATGGCCAGTCCAGCCGTCAGAAATGGCTAAAGTATCTGTTACATCAAGCGTCCAAGTAGTAGGCTCGGTAGACCCGGACACCCAGAACCGTGCCTGAAGTCGGTTTGGCGACCCCGGCGTTACACGAAATCGAGCGTTAAAATAGGCTGCAGTTGCAAATTCTGTAGCGTCCTCAAGCGATGTATACGCCCCTGACACTCGTTTATAGATTGTATACTCACGACCTTGAGGCCCGGAAAAAATAACCCCGTACTCTGTGTCGGGATTGTCACTTGCAAAAACTACTATTCTAGCGCTGCTTGGTGATGAGTCATCAGGATCGCCAACTTCAAAAAAGACTTACTGTGACGCCGGATGAAGGCACAAGATCGTATGACAATCCTCGGGCGACAGCGCTGCCTGTTGTACTCTAAATACCTAAGCACGTTTGCGCCAGCTACAGACCTGACAGAATAAGTGTTTGCACTAGCTGCCCTTTTTACGGTTGTATCTGGCGGCTGGCTGCCTACTGTTACGTCTGTGTAATCTGTAAAATACTGGCTCATACTAAGCTCTCCGGCAAGCTGTCACGTACAATTAAATCATCAAAGGCATACCAATCTTCAAAAAACTGGTCTGCTGGAAACGGTCTAAAACTATCATTTCCGCCGAGGGCAAAATAATTCCAGCCAATCATTTTGTTTTCTGAATTGGCCTTGATCCAAGGTATCGTTTCAACAGATCTAATGCGCTGGTCATTGACCCACTGCTGAAGGACCCCGTCTGCAACGCCTGGAGCCGAGTTCATCTTTACGTAAAAGGCCATCTTGGTCCAATGCCCGCCCGCGCCGAATAGTTGCTCATGAGTGATCTGTGTATACCGGCCAATGTCCTTAAGGTATCCGCCGTCTATTTGGTTGACAACGAGAGGATCCTCGCCATTCGGGGCCATGCCCAGAGTGTTGCTTCCAAAGTTTTCTACCGTGTATCTCGGGTAGGACGGTTCGTTAAAGTTCATAAAATAGTTTTCTCCCCACGGCCCACCTCGAAAGTGTAAAAAGTTCTGTAAATTATACTTATCCCGCTTATAGTCCCAGAAAAATGTGGGTCCAACTGTGACCAAGCGCACCATTAACTATATCCCTACCCCATCCCAAGACCCGATGCGAAACAACTTTGAAGCCCAGCTTGCCTGATTCGCTGGGTTGCGTTGCCACCAGTTGTCCGAAAAAGAGATCCAGAACTCAATATAAAGCTCATTTTGGGGCTCATCTAGCAAGTGGATCATTTGGCTATCAGAGTTCCAATCATCGGCTGCGGACTCCCGCCAGTTGACCATCGACTTACCGACCCCGCCGCGAGCCTTGTCGGTATTTGCTGCCAATATTTCGATAGAAGCGTGCTGATCCGGGTAGCCTTTTTCGGGCGACCAGTCGGTACTCTGGTAAATTTCATCCCAGTTGGTGGGCAGTGTGTCCCCTTGCGATGCTTTTTGGCTGGGCTGCGTGGAGTGCAGCGTACTGGTGAAATCGGGTTGATCGTCAAAGTTTTCACTAAAAGAACACCGACTAACACAGCTCTGGTAGACACGCTCGCACTCGCTGCTAAACCTGTGCCAGCAGAATCAATACCGCGCACCTGAAACGAATAAGCGGTCTCGGCGGTTAAGTCGCTAACCGTCAGGCCTGCAGACCAAGCCCCAGTCCCTATGCGTGACTCGTAAGACTCGGCCCCATAACCATTGGTAATGGTCGCCGTAATAGTGGTGTCGGTTTTGCCAACCGTAAACTCCGGTGCATCGGGACCAGAAGCCCGAAACCCACCACGCGCAGCCTCTGCCGTATTAATCAGCGGCGCAACGCGGCCTTTAATCGTCGCCGGAGTGCGGCCTTCGATTGTGATGTTCGCGGGGATTCCGGGGCATTATTGAACTCCAAGGGCGTCAACTAGGCCCAGTACAGTGCGTATAGACCCATCACTTGCTTTGATGGGCGCTGGTGTTAAGTCTGCGGCTTTCCATTGAGTCGGTGCTGGCATTACGCGGCCTCCACGGTGAATGATGAATAAGTAAAGGTTTCCAGGATTTCAATACCGGTCGCGAGCGGGACGGTGCTGGTATGGCGGGTAACGTCATGCACTACCGGCGCTGATCCTCCCATGAGTGTGTAAACGCGGGCGTCGCCCAGAATGATCTGAACATCTAGCCAGTGCCGGGAAAGCTCCAGCGAATCCATCTGAGCGGGAGTGAACCACAAGTTAATCGGCTGGGCGGCATCAATATCATCCTGCGTAATGGGATGAACCACCATGGCCACTGCATCCACGTCGGTATCGCTAATGTCCCGCTTGAGCGTCATGTACAGCGTGTCGCCTGCAGTCGCGCCAGTCACGTCAACAGCGTGTCCGTAGGAGTCGCCCCGAACCAGCGGTTCCAGTGCCTGATTCAGTCTTTCGTAGGTATCCATAATCACCTCACAGCCATTGACGGCCGCGTTGCTTCACTTGTGAGGGTGGCTTTATGGCCATCCGTGCGTTGTGCATCTCGTCGGCGTACCGCGTTTGTTCTTGCCGGGCAAGCTCTGGGTTGAAATGGGCTGCCGCTGGTTGACGATATAGTCGAGACAGAGCGCCAGACACAATGCCGTCGGCATACTGCATGGTCAGTGGAGCCCAAACCTTCTTGGCGCGATGCGAGGGAGCCAGCACCAGGTCTGCTGTAATCGATCCAGTGGCTGCCGCATCCAGTGTCAGCGTGTCAACCGACACAAAACCAGCGTGTGATGGGTTAATAACGTCGACGACTTTGGTGTACGGCTCATTGGCTATGAACTCATACGCCAGTTTTCCAGGCTGTGCCGTTACTGAGCCTTTAACCTGGTGGCATCGGGTCATAATGCAGAAGTCACGGGCCGCAGCCAGCACTGCATTTTCAATCATGGGTGTCGGGCAGCTAGTGATATGCACCGCTACCTGATCCACTAATTCGCGCACTGACTGGTACATGCTTACCTCTCGACTTGGCGGGCTATGTCATTGTTTGGATTGACCGATCGATCAACCTGCACTTTTCATGCCCAGTGCTTCCCGATAGGCCCGATAGTGCATCATTGCCCGGTTGGCATTGGCGGTGTGGTCTGCATCTTTGGAATAAGCGCGGTACAGGATGTAATCAAGCATGACGGGCGCGTACACGTCAGTCAGTTTTATGATTTCACTGTCTGACGTAATGGCTGTAGTTTCATGTTTTGAAGGTACGGCGCTGTAAATAATCTCAATATTCGTATCCGCTACTGCGGGCGGGAAAACGTAGAATGTCCTTGGATCGTCTGCGTTATAAATGTAATGCTCAATATCAGCGGTTTCGTCCTCCCGGTGCCACCCTCGGCGTGTTATATCAAGTTGGTGGCGGGATACCAGCGTAATTGACATACCGTCGCTCGCCGGATCAGTTGATCGCACAACGTCAAGCAATCGAAGGCCTGTGGCAGGAACATTTTGTTTCGTGCCTGCAGCCAAGGCCATGTCTTCGGTAATGGAATTTGCATCGGGCTTGGCCTGAATAATTGCCTGGTACGCCTCGTTTAGCCAGCCAAGAATTTCCTCATTTTTCCAGCGAGTGCCCGAAGTTGATGTTTCCTGTAGTAGCAGCTTTGCACTGTCGATCAGCCCACTTACCAGAGTCGTCGCCATGGTTACTGCACCTCAAACATATTGTTGTTCTTTGATAGAGCCTTCGTCCAGGTAAAGCGCCGGCCGGTCCGTTTGTTTTCTAACTGCCTGAACTTCGGTGTTTCAGCTTTTTTCTGTGGCATGTTTTTGGGCTTGCCTTTAGCCGGGACTTTTATCATCGGCATTAGCAGATCCATCATCAGCCTGGCTGTTATCAGCAGGTACAGCAGCCTGACCAGCACCGGCTTCCTCATCAATCAACTCCAACACCCGCTCGCGGCTTTTTCCAGTCCGGTTCGGTTGTGGATGGCCTCGCCAAACTTTTCTTGGCAATATCGTGCAATTCAGCTACGTCGGCACACTGCTCAACGTATTGCTTCAGGTTAGTTGGTTCGTCGTTATCACCCATGGTGACCTCCAAATAAAAAGCCCCCGGAATCCCAGGGGCTTGGGTTTAGCCTTTCATTGCGTACAGGTGACCAAACACTTTCGGGTCGATAACCTCGAAGCCGTAGACGTTCAGGCCACGGATCAACTTACCGAAGTCGTTCGGATTGGGCAGTGTTTCCATGCTGGTCATCTGGCTCGCAAAGGTCATTGTCCTTTTTGTGTCCAAAGATGATGTTGGTTGGAACCACGCCGGCGCCTTCATCGGTTTTACTCAGGTTGTTGCTGGTGTAAACCGTGTAACGATCCAGCTATACCCCAAGCGCCCCATTGCGGAAGGCGCTGGTGCCATCACCCATTATCGACGCATCGCGCAGCTCGGATTTTTTGAGCAAAGCACTCATCCAGGCCGGAATCACAATGTAACGATCAGAGTCTGGCGCGCTGGCTTCATCCATTGCTTGAGCGGTATCGATGATCACATCAATAACGTTGGCCTTAGTGACCTCCACTGGCGTACCAGTTACGCCCAGATTGATGTTGCCAGATTCCGCGCCTGCGGTTGCACCGGCCATACCTGCATCACCGTAAACAGTGGACAGAATTGATGAGTCGATAGCGATCTTCATCTGCTCGCCGCCGTCGTTTGACCAATCATCCATCAATTTCAGGTCTGATTGGTAAGCGTCAACGTCGTTGACCTCGAAAGCGAAATACTTCGCTTTGTCGATCTGCAGCTCTACTGCGTCGCTAGTGGGTTTGTCGTATGTAACACCACCGCCGATCTCATAGTCACGGATAACCATAGAGGGAACGGTGCGGATTTTAACCGAGTCGCCCTGGCTCTTGATCTCACCCTGATAGTCAGTGTTGGCGATTGCGCCAAAGACTGTTGATTTGTAAAGTTTTTCGCTTTCCTACACGTTTTGTAGGTTCGACTGTCGCTTCTTCCTATCACGTCCAATCCAGTTGCAAGGCTTCTTCTCAATATCGAAGTCGACTTGCCGTACCAGATCGGCCGCGTATGAAGCTGGATCACTCAGTCTGTGCTGCTGCGCATTTAGGCTCATTAGGTGCTCACGGATTAGATCGCCATTGCGAAAATTGCCGCTCTTTGCACAGCCTAATAGGTAGTATGCCTGGGGTTTTTTATGCTTAGGTGCTTCGCGAAATACTCTAAGAACTGAATGGCTTTGCTCGGCTGGCTCAGTGAAATTTGCCAAGTAAAGTTGTTCCCGGACTTGCTTATACTACCACCTAAGCACTTGTAGATTAGATCAATCCCTGCACGGTAATTAGGGGATGCCAAGATGCTTGCCCTGGGGTACCCGTAACCACCGTCTTTTGCGACCTTCGCTGTAAAACTGCCGTCGCCATCGAAATACCCTGCCAGCCACTTCCGGCTTGGGAAGTTTGGCAAAGTCTCTCTTGGGGTTGCTCTTATCTGCTTTACCCTCGCTCTTACCGACTTCACTTCCTCATCGGTTTTCAGTACAGGCGAACCATCAACCAAAGCAAGTAGCGCCTCTGCTTGATGGCCTTTAATAACCATGTACTTCTTGAGCCTTTCCAGACACTTCCTGGCCGGACCGCACCTCATTTGTAACTCAAGGTACTTCCCGTCGAATCTCTCTCTTATGCACCCGCCGAACTCGGTTTGTGCGTAATCAAGAATATCTCGGTAGCGAGCTCTTTGTGCCGCCGAAACCTCAAGATCAGGTTTGGCGCCCTTTCGAGCCCTGACGCTAATGTGACCATCAGCATCAATGAATCCAGCCAGATATTTTTTCGTTCATATTACCTCTGTCCCATCCGGGCGTTGTGGCAATCTATATGCGCTTGCATCGGGTTATCGCGGTTGCAATTCCCCGTTTTTAAGATCCAGTATTACGCTGGCCAGAAATCTCAAACCAGCTTCCCGGACCATACCTGCGGTATAAAGCCGGGGCTTGAAGTTGAACTCACATTGGGATAACCCGATGCGCGAGTTGGACCTGCCATAAATTACTCCTGTCGCCTCATGGCGATAGATAAAAGTTTTAGCCGTTGATTCGGCCTTCGGTTTGAGCTAAGAAAATGTCTTGCTCAAGCGCCTTTGCTTGATCATCCGAGTATTTGCCCTGCGTCCGGTCCTTATAGAACTGGCTGATTTGGGCGCGGCTCCAGCTTTGCCCGCCTGCCGGCGTTTGCGTTGTTGACCGGCTTTGGGGTGGCTGTACCTGATTCTCGGGTGGTTTGCGTCCGGCGATTTCCGATTTCATGCCCTGGTACAAGTTGATCACGGTCTGCGTCTGGAATTGGTTGGCCGCATTGATGAGGATTTCATTGCGCTGCTTGCCGGTCTTCGGGTCATACCCGTACAACCAGTCTTGACCTGATTGGCTGGATTGAAGTTGTTGCCAGTCTGGAACGGCGCGCTCAAGTTCTGCCATCATTTGCGCTTGGCGCTCCTGTTGACGTTCCTCGGTCATGCTGTTTACCTGGCTTTGCAGGGTTTCAATCTCGGGTGCCTTGTCAGACTTGCTGGCATTGGCGGCAATTTTTGCAATCGCATCGATCAGTTCGGGTCCGTATTCATCGACAACACTTTGGGGCAAACCATCCAGCAGAGCGGATTTCACATCACCCGATGCGTTACCCTGACTAGATTTTAATTGCTCCACTTGTGCGTTCAGATCCTTGATCTCCTGGCGCAGCGACGGGATCACTTTAACTTCGGCTCGGTACTTGCCTTCAACGACCTCGAAGCGATGGCGCCAGTAACCGGCGTCTCGGGTTTCGGGTTCGGGCTGTATGGCTTCTGTCTGCGGTGCCTTATCGGTTTGCGCTGCTACCGGCCCTGTATGCTCGGGTTCATCGTAAGCGGATGAGCGGGCGGCTTCGGCGGCGTCGGCTTGTGTTTGGACTGATTTCGGTAAGTTCATTGTTTCTCCAGCGTCTCGCGACGGGTTGGGAGTGGGTGCGAGCTGGCAAGTGCCAGGGTTCACAGAGCGAGCGTCTTAGCGGTTTCGCCCATAAAAAAACCGCCTCAAAATTTCTCCGGAAGCGGCTTTGTTATGGAAAGAGTCAGTTTATTTTCTGGTAAACGTTACCTCGATTGGCTCGCCTTCTGTGCGAGTTATGTTGGCTACGTACTCCGGGACAACCACACCGTAAGGGACCGGATCAAATTGGTCGCTGATAGCGAGATATTCAATGCCATCGTGCTCATACATCTGCTCGGCACGCACGGGAATACATTGCCCCATAACGGCATAAACAGCTTCTGAATCTTCTTCGATAACTGTTGTGTTGATAACGAATCGGCCTAACCGGCGAGAATATTTCATGTGTTAGCCTTGTTTGCGCATGCGGTCGATATGGCCGTTGATGTCATCGACCAGCCTGTTGATTGTACCCAGCACCCCTTGGGCTCGGTGCATTTCCACCGGCTGCACTGCGTCCGATAGGAAGTCCAGGGAACGCTGCTTCTCGTACTCCAGCCATTGCTCCAGGGCTTTCCATCCGGGGTTGCCGCTGATTACCAGCTTGGCCAGAGCCTCCATTTGTTGCGCGTCTGGTTTCGTTGGTTTGTCCTGCATTCTGCTGCCTCATCTGATTCAGTATTTCCTGTATTTCCGCCAGTGTTTTCTCTGCTTTAACAGGTTCATGCCCGGCTTCCGCGATGTCCTTCTCGGCTTGTGCTTGCGTTCTCTTGGCTTCGGCTTGCAGCTTGGCAATCTTGGCCTCCAACTCCGCGAGCATTAACTCTGACTGAGGATCTTTCTGATTCATATTTTCTTCGATCTGGTCTTCAATGCCGTCAGGTACCAGGCCGGTAATACCCACACCTTTAGTGACTGCTCGCAACAACTCGATCTGACCACGAACGCCCAGCGCTTGACCGATAATGTCCGGGTTAGCAATCTTGTCGAACAATTCACGTTGCTGCATTGCCGTGCGCTCACGTTGCAGCATGGCGTTAGACCCTTTCGGTATGACTTTGGAATCGCCTTTTACCGAATTGTCATTGCTGTACATCATGTTATGCAGCCACAGCGCCTCAATGACTCGACGAATGACGCCGGTATCAATGTGTCCGATTGCTGCTTTAATGCCTTTATTCGCGCTCTCCATGAGCATTGACAGCCCAGATGCTGTGCTGCCTGCGCCGCCTATGTTTTCGTTGCCGTAAATGTAGCGAGGAATGTTGGTTGCATCATCGGCTTTGGTTTCAAATTTTCTCGAATACGGACATCAACTCGGCTGCGTTGCTGGCCGGCTGGAAAAATCTGATTGCCGGGTTGTTGCCGGTACCCATCCGATCACTGTTAGTTTGCCAAACCTTCCAGGGGTAAATGTCCTCCGGATCTTCACCAGGCGCGAGCCTGTCCATCGATACATCCACTTGTGGGCCAGAACTTATCGCCAGGTTGTTCACCAGTGAGCGAGCAGTAGCGTTGCAAATGTCCTGGATATCGTCCATCAATTCCG